GCTTTGAGTCTGTCAGCCGCTAAAACTATAATCGTACTGCATGTGTAATTTGCCATTAAAATGTTATCCCTGTTTTAGTTGCCATGTAGTTTTCAGTTTGAGTAATGCTGGCGGTGTCTGATTGTGCGCCTCGGATGATAGCTCCGTAGAATTGACCGTTGAGGAATAGTGACGTACCCGCTCTTGCAAATAAATAGAATGGATAGTTACCGAAGTTGCCCGCGCCTTGATCTGCTGGACTGGTTGCAACTAGCGTACCGTTGACTCGCATACTATCTGAGTCTGTCGCTATGTAGCTCTGAGTAGTTAGTACATTATTAATTGGTGCAATGTAGCCCGTACCACAGTCTGCGGATGAAACTAACGTACCTTTGCTTTCATAACGATAGTTAGCAGTTGCGTTAGGAAACGAGCCTGAAATATTAAAAGAGCCATTGTTAGTATCTAACGAGCTTGATAACTCCCCGATCATTCCTCTTGTCGCATCACTCAACTTCCTCACCCCAGTCACCACAGTCATCTTATCTGTACTGCTAAAGTCAATGCTGTTAGTAGACATCGCGCTACTTGTGCCGTTAGCCTTCAGATATAGCGGGAAGCCTACTGTGTCGTAGTCACTCGCTGTGTTGACTCGTTGATAAGGTGGTAGCAGTGCACCTGAGTTCGTGGGGCGTAGGTCTGCAAGTGTGACTGAACCTGATACAGTTAGCGTTAATGTACCTGCTGTCGCTGTAAAGGTATTGGTGCCTGCGGATAACACGCCTGTTGCTGTACCAGATAACGTAACCGTACCTGCGCCAGTAAAAGATAAGGCGTAATTAGTTGCTAAGGACGTTACAGACTGTGTGGCTAAAGTAGCGGTGGCAAGTAATATGTTAGTACGCGCACTTAGCAGAGGGCGATTACCCGCAGTCGCTTGAAATGCGTGGTTTCCTGCGATTTGCTTGACGCTGATGTTGTCTATGGTTAATACGCTTGAAGTTGGCGAAGCTGTTAAGAAATTAGCATATACCACTATTGCTGTCGCTGTAAAAATCGCAGACATATAGCCTGTGCCGTCATTGACCTTATTAAGCATATTTGCCCCACCTATCGTAGTGCTCACTTGTAAATAAGTTGGTGTTGAAGAAGTCGCTACTATATTCCAGCTTATTTTATAAGTCTTTCCAACTTCTAAAGTAAGAGATTGATAACCGTAACCATAACCAGCAGCACCTGTAATTATAAGAGCATTAGATGTATTAGATAAGCTACTCCCATTACCACTGTTCCACCCCGTAGTCCCATTGCTAAAATCACCATTCGTCACCAACTCAGCACCCAGTGCCAAGCCCTTAGACTTATCGAGCATCAGACCTACTGGCTGTTCGACTGCTGTTACAGGCGTAGTACCTGCTGAGTCTTGGAATAGCGTGGTTAGATCACTGGGGTCGTACCAAGCACCTTGTTCTCCGGCTGCGAACCATGACAACGGGTTAAGCCTGCCACCCAAGACATTCGTTATTGCTAGAGACAATCCATTTAACTGCATAGCTAGTACATTGCTATAATGTTGGTAGCTGTTGTGCTAGTAGCCCGCACTCGCTTACACCGCACCGGTAATATTTGACCTGTTGCCAGACCTATAAACACGATAGTTGAGCCATCAGCCATATCAACACTAAGATTACCAGCGCCACCAATATAGATAGCTCTGCTAAGTGTGGTTAGGTCAGTGCTATCGCTTGGCGTCACGGCTTGAGCGCTTTCCGCTGGCGCTGTATTTTCTGAACTAAGATTTGTTGTTTGCATTACAAGTTACCCGCAGGATACAAAGCAAAGATGCCGGTTGCAGTCGTTGAAGTAGCCGCAATAATAGAGGCATTGATCTTTACGATCTGGCCTGCTACTAACCCAGTCAGTACAAACGTACCGCCAGATGCCAATGTGCCAGCGACGTTACCCAATGCAGTCACATAAATACCGGTACAAGGTCCACTAGGCAAAGCAGTTGCGTCAGTAGCTGTTACCGGCACACCTTCAAGTTCAGTTGTTTCTTTAGCGCCAACCGTATAACCGGTAGTGGCAAATAGTTGTCTAGGCATTATTGTTGTTGTCCTTTCATTGCGGCCATAACATCACCTGATGCTGTGCCTGGTTGAGTTGAAGTTTGTCCAAGATTCTTAACTGCTTCACTAGCCTGCATGAGCATGGCTTGTTTTTGTTGTGCCGCTTGCGCTTCTGCACGTTGCTTACGCACCATAGCGACTTGCTCGCCACTGATAATCAATTCGGGATCAATACCGAGCTTATCACTGTAAGCATCTACCCAATGATCGGGGTCAAACTTGTCCAAAACATCAGGCCGCAGAGTTGCAATCTGACCCATGCTTGAGACAAAGCGATCAATACCGTTGACTGCAACAGCCTTTTGAGCTTGTGCCAGCATGGATACATATTCAATATTAAGATCATGACCGGCTAACTCCTCTGGCGGTGGTGGCAATAGATTGGCAGTCAATAGACGTTCAAAGACTGTCTCGATGAGTGGATCCAGTAATTCATTATTAAGGCGCTCAACCACTGGGCCGAGCATTAACATTTTCTCTTCATTACGCGCAGCGACTTCAGTAGCTGTCATGCGAGTATCTTGCTGAGTGATTGCCATAAAGATGTCTGAGAAGAACGCCCCATTAATACGAGTGCGAACGTCTTGAATATCCATGAGCAAAGTCTGAAGATTAAGATTGACTTCAAAGGCTGTCTTCACGCCTTGAGTGCCAGAGGAGGCGTCGTAATAAGAAATACCGCCAGGGAATAGCTCAATCTCTCTATTCTTCATACTCGATGGAACTTGAATAGGTGGATTAGCCTGGTAGTCGATCGCTTGAGATTTGCGGAATTGTTGTGCTTGTAACTGTTTAATATCGCCTAGCGCTTCCATGCCAGGTGAAACACCATAAATATCGCCTGATACGGTAGTCCAGCGCGGTGCAACACAAGGAAATGATTGATAGCCAGACTCACGCAAGACTTTCTTGTCACCGGCATTACGCTCAAAATACACCGACTTCCAAGGCATATTCAGATTGTCTTTTTTAGATTGATCTCGATCGGCTCTCGGCTCAATAGCGTGAATCAAAGTGACCCACTGATCTAAATTGCCACGCTGATAAGCAGACTTAACGACACTACTACAGTTCTCTAAGCCAAATTCACCGACTATCTCAGCGACTGTTTTATCGAACTCACGGTATAAAGTATTGACCTGACCCTTCCAGTCAGTCGTGATGGCATACTCGCCAATCGTGAACGGATGAAGATGAATGACGTTATTGAAGTCTTCTGCAATTAACGCTGAGGCGGTACCAAACGCACCGAGTTCTTCATACATTGAGTGAAGGACACGGTAACAGTTAGACTTTGCTAGTACATCACTAACTAAATCACCTACTTCATTCAACCAGATTTTAACCGGCTGATACTGCATTAAGTCTTGATCGGTGACGGCTAGACGAAACCAAGGCCTTGATGGACTGGTCATGCCGGACATCATGCCAGCGGCTAAAACTCGTAGAGCCTTAGTACCGGTAGAGTCATAGATGACATTGTGACGTTTAAAGCCTTTATTACGATCTGAGATGAAATAGCGACCATTGACCGGCAGTAAGTTACGGCTGACGTCAGACCAATGCTGTAGCCAAGTGGACCGCTCCATTTTCAGAGCGCCCCATCGTCTATTAAGTAGCTTGATTTCCTCCGACACCTATGCGCCTAACAGAGTCTTCTTGGCTAAAGTTCCGGCAGCAATAGGATCACCTTGGCCGCCAGTTAAAAGAGTGGTAGTAACACCACCGCCACCTTGTGCTACGTTCTGTGTCCCCACATCAGCGACCACCGCTTTAACATCAGGCGCATGGGCTAATTGAGGAGGTGGTGGAGGTGGTGGTGGCGGGGGGATTTTGGGCGGTGATGAACACATAATCAATCTCACTTTTAAAGTTAGTGAGAGTCTAACGGCTCAATCGTCTATCATCCGCACGGCTTACTTACGCAGTCGGTCACTGAATCGGGTACGCTCTTTAATGATGTCTCTGATCGTTGACTTGGAGCAATCAAACTTGATAGCTAACTTCCGATAACTGAAGGAGCCAGTATCATAAGCCGACCTGATTGTTGCACAGTCATCGTCTGACAATTTTGATTTGGGATGATTTTCACCACACACTTTACCGTTTCCCCTTCCTTTTCTTCTCGTCATCCACTCAGGCGGATTGACCACCGTCCACGCTATGACTTTCATATGTGCTTTGTAAAAGCCTACGACCGATCTACCCGACTCTAGCATCATTAGGCACGGGTAAGTATCCGGTACGGAATAGTGCGTTGTACGCAGCCATTTTATCATTGATCTCTACTCGCAAAGGGATCGTGACCACGCATAGCGTCTGATCGTGGTCGGTTAGAAGAATGATGGGAGGATGATTTGGGTATAACAGGGAAGCTAAAGGTCAGAGCTAACGCATCACCAATGTCAGGTGAAGGCAGGCCACGCTTTTTTATCTCGTCTTTAGACTCAAGCTGTATCTTACCGGCAGAGTTGTAGAAGTAAGTTGGTGAGGCTAAGTCTTGCTTAAGCCCTTGATCGTTTGGAATACAGCCACCACCCGTCAGCCAATCTCTTAACTCGCACCAAATTTCAGCGCGTTTGTTAAGATAGCGACCATCAGTCGGTTTACCAGCAAAGGCTACTTCTGTAACCTCGTGGCCCAGCTGTCTTAATCGATCAATAACCCCAGAACCCGCACCAGCATCTATAAAGACGGCATCAGGTTTATGTTCCATGATTTCACTGGCAACTCGTTGAGCTAGTGCCATGTTATCAATGCCACGCAAGATAATCGGCTTATGTGTTGCCAAGCCTTGGCGCATAAAGATGACTGACCTATCATCACCAAAACGGGCAGGGTCCACGCCTAGTATTTTAGGTGCATACATAATGTCTCTATCAGGGATGGTGCGAGTTGCCCCAGCTTCAACATCTGATAGCGACATAAGCTGATCGTCACCGGCAGCACTAAAGTCACATAGATACTCACGAGCAAATGAAGTCTCTGCCATATCTCGACGTAGCCTTTCAACCTCACCTTCATCTAGTGAATGGGTATCGTAGACCGTATATTTAGCCGAGTACCAATCATCATAACTATCAGCTCTAAAATACAATTCGCTAAATAAGTTGATGCCACTTGGCGTACCTATAAACAATGCCCAGCCAAGTCTATCTGATAGAGCCGGTTGAATAATGTCCTGCCAGACTTCAGGTTTAATCTGTGCTACTTCATCAATGACAATGCCATCGAGTCGAACGCCTCGCATTGCATCAGGGTTATCACCACCAAAAATACGAATGAGACAGTTATTAGCAACTATCTGAACGGATAGCTCTGATTCATTAATAATGACAGCGCCATGAGGCACCAAGGGTGCAACCTTTTGCTTAAGTCTTGACCAAGCGATTGCTTTGGCTTGCTTTAAGAACGGAGCCACATAAAAGAACTGACCCATCTCTTTATCAAAGCGCATAGCAGCATCGAGTAATTCCATGATAGCTAATTCCGTTTTACCGGCTCGTCGATGCAGAGCCAGCACGGTGAAGCGCTTACGGTTAGAATGGCACTCTCGTTGCCAGTCTCTAGGGTAATAGTTCAGTCTAATCGGCTGCATTAACACCTGTAATGACGTGCAAAGTCTGGCCTCCTGAATGCTCAACCTTATCGACAAACATCTTCAAGTGCTTACCTTGTAACTCGCAAGCCTTTAGCGCACCGGCATGGTTAATCATCTTGCCGTCGTCTTCCTGTTGCATGGCGTTCAGCTTAATGAGTTCAATGTCCTCAAGCACTTTATCTACGGTAATTTGAGTGCGCTCAGACCTTGCCAGCTGTGCTATTTGGATAGCGGCTTGAATATTAGCTTTTGTTAGTAATTTTGATGCTGTAACAGTTGCGCTTCTTTCAGCATACCCGGCTCTAATCGCTGCTTGAGTAGCATTCAAGTCGATCAAGTATTCTTCTACAAATATTATTTGTCTATGGTTCATGATTCAACCATACTAGGCTTGTGCCACATCTTCCGCACGTTAGAAGTATCCGTTATCATCATCACTCCATAAGTCATCAAAGAGTCTCAGTATGTACTTGACCAAAAACATCGTTAGCCCGATGACAAAAATACAAAGGGCAATAATCAAAGCTAGTATTCTCATGTCGTCCATTCCCTTACCTCTGGTGTCCTATTTTTATGCTGTTATTGATATAACGCTTTTCGTTACAGTTCTTTCCGTAACACCACATTTGATTCATCGAATAAAGCATCATCCAATTATCATGCTTACAAATTGCAAATCTCTTTGGCACATTGAGCAGATTGATAGGACTAAACGTCATCATTGGCCAGCAAGTCATAACAATAACTTCTCAGGTATTAGCAAATCAGCGACTAACTTTACATACCCGTTAACGTCATGCCATGAGTCGTGATAATCAGGATCTCCATTCAATATTCTTCCCACCTTATGAGCTACCATCTCCAAGCACTCGCGTTGATCGTCTTTAAGCGTATCCCAGTTAGGACTATCAGCCATAGCGCGTTTGATGTTTTGAGTGATACGCGCATGTTCGGTAAATGCGCCATAACGGCTACCTCTTTCCTCTAGTGTTGCTTCTATAGTCATCAAT